CGTCAGCGACGCGCCCGACTTCGGGTAGGTGTCGAGCCGCCAGGATCGCGCCACCCGGCGGCCGAGGCCGCGCTCGGTATCGGCGCGCAGCGCGCTCTTCAGCTCTCGCGCCGTCATCGTTACGCCCATCGTGACCGCCCGTTCCGCGAGACTCAGTTCCTCGCGCATGTACCGCGCGAGATCGCCATGCAGCGCCGCATCGATCCGCATCAGATCGCCACCGTGTTCAGCAGGAGCTTGCGGCCCCGCGGGCCCGGCGTGCTCGGCGCCGACTGCACCCGCCGCCGCTCGCCCGCCACCTCGAGGATCGCCCCCTTGCCATAGCCCGCCATGTCGCCCGGCCGCACGTGGTAGCGAGTGCCCTCGGATTGCACCGACAGGCTCCCGATCTCGACAAACTCGTCCGTCCGAACCGGCAGGAGCTTCACTGGCCGGGCGAGGACGTCGGGATCGAGAATGGCATCAAGGCCCGCCTCCTCGAACATGTCGTCCACGGCCTGGGCGAACGCATCCATCCCTCAGGCCCCGCCCTTGGCCGTCTTCGGCCTTGCCGTCCGCCGCTCCGCCATCGGCTCGGTGGTCCCCGTCTCGGCTTCGCCACTCTCGGCCTCGCCTGTCTTGTCCCGCCTGCCCGTGCCTGCCGCCTCGATCTCGTCCGCGACGGCCACTGGCACATCACCCGACCACCCGGCCGGCAGCGTGCGCGTGGTCGAGGGCCCGGTGCGATAGGTATGCGACGTCGTCACCGTCACCTGAACATCTTCGGATTTTGCCATGATCGATTCCCCGCTCGGCGAATGGACGGGCCGCTCGACGCGGCCCGCGCCACTCATTCCTCTTCCATCGCCGCCCAGACGGCATCGCGCTCGGCCGCTGTCACGGCCTCGTCACCATCCCCGAGCGCGGCATTGATCGCGTCGACATGCGGCTTGCCGTCCTTGCCGTAGGCGTCGTCCTCGAGCGCCTCGATGATCGCCGCGATCCTGTCTGCGCGAGCGGCCCGCGCTTCCGCCTCGGCCTCGGCGGCCCGGGCCGCCGCCTGGGCATCGAGGGCCGCGTCGTCGCGCACGGCCAGCCGAAGGTCGACAAGGTTGTTGCCGTAGGGTTCCGGCAGATCGACCGCGACACCCGTCGCGACGGTCTGCCCCTGCTCCAGCACGGCCACCGTCTTGGGGACGATGACCGTGGAGCGTATCACGTAGCCGGCCATCAGGTCAGCGTCAGACGGCGCAGGACTTCGGGCCGCGTGCAGAGCGAGATCGCGTTCATCTGCACTTCGAGGTGGCGCCCCTTCCCGTTCTGCTTCGGATACTGGTTCGCGTAGAGCGGCAACCCTTCGGTGTTCACCGTCTCCTCGTAGTCCGCCGGGGCAAACCGCGTGATGAAGAGCTCCGGCACCCCCGTCGGCACCACCTGCGCCTCGTTCGGCGCGATGTAGGCCGCTCCGAGATCGTCGGTCGCCGCCTTCCCGGTCCGGTACCGCTCCCAGGTGATCCCGCCGAACTCGAACACGTCGGGCACCGCCATCCGCAGCTCGACCGCCCCGGCGTGGCTCAGAAGCGTCTCCTTCACCGACTTGTGCCGCCAGAGCTGCGTGTGCAGGTCCCGGCCGGTGAACGCGTGAAGACCATCGTAGAAGCCGTCGAGGCTGTCCTCGATCGAGTACCGCACCCCGTCCACCACCTTGCCGACATCGGTCGCATCCACATCGAGCTCGAGCGAGATCGCCGCCGGCGTGGCGATGCCGAAGCGGGTGTAGAGGTTCTCGAGGACACGGCCGCCCTTGGTGGTCACGATCCCCTTGATCGCGCCCACCCGCTGGTGCTCCAGCGTCATCTGCAGGTCCTGGCCGTGCCGCGCCAGCTTGCGCTGGACCCGGCTCTCGATCGTGTCCACGTCCGTTTCCGTCCCGAAGGCACGGATGTTCTGGACCTCGTCGGCGTTGACCGCGTCGTCACGCTCGTAGTGCGGGATGCTGAACGGAACCAGCTCGCGACCTTCGTCCGCGGTGGTCTCGCCGGGACCGCCGCGTTCGGTCGGCTCGACGAGCCCGAGCATGCCGTCGCGCTGCTCGACGTAGACGATGGTCGTGGTGACGCCGTCCTCGTCGAAGATGCCTGTCGCGCCGATCTGGCCCGGCCGGTACTTCGCCTTGTTGATCGCGGCGGTGAGGGAGACGAGCGAGAACGCATCGTCGTTGAACACGTCCATGGTGGGCATGTCTGTTTCTCCTGTTGAGATGCGTTAGCGGGGAATGATGCCGGCCCCGACGAGGCCTGCATCCATGTCCGCTTCGGTGGCGCCGGCGTCATAGACCAGCTCGGGCTTCTTCACCTGGGCCGCTCGCGCGATCACCACGCCCGGCGCGTCGGCACCGGTCGCGTCGACGGCGTAGGCAAGCACGGCCGCAGCGGTCTCGGAGCCGTCCGCGGCCGCGTCGGTCGCGGGCGTGAACTTGCCCGACGCCGTGATCTTGCCGAGCACGGTGCCCGGCTGCAGCAGGCCCGCGCCCGCGGCGATGGTCACCGCGTCACGCGAGCGACCGTGCTCCGCCTCGGAGAGCACGAAGCCCAAGGCGCGCGGGGTATCAGTCTTGTTGTCCATGGGGGATCACTCCTGAGTTCCCGCGCGGCGCGCGGCGTAGATTTCGGACCGGTCGATCTTGGCTTTCGGTCGCTCCGCCTTCGGCGCACCGCCGAGCCCCGCGCCCGCCGTCGCCGTGCGCTGCGCGTCATAGTCTGCCGCGGGGTCCGGCTCCGGAGCGTCCGCGCGGGGCGCCGCGGCGAGGGTCGCCCGGATGGCCTCGACGCTCATGTCGGTCGATCCGTAGAGATGCTCGGCCAGCGCCTCGCGGCCCTGTGCCTCGTCGAGCGCCATGATCTCCGAGCGCCGCTTGCGGTCGGCCGCAACCGCCGCCTTGCGCTCCGCGTCGACATCGACGGTCGGCGCGGCGGGCTGTTCACCCGCCTGCTGTTCATCAGCCATCAGTTTCTCCTTCGATCGGCTGTGGGGGGCGGCGGGTTCTGCCGCCGGTTCATCGTGCGTCGCGCGGCGCCGATTCTTGACCGCGGGGGCCCGCGGAATGTCCTGCTCACGGCTCAGCCGGGCGAGCGTGTCCTCGAACGTGCCGACGCTGTCCGCCATGCCCGCCGCGACCGCGTCGGCGCCCACGAAGACACCGCCCTGGCCGAACTCGGCCGCTACCTCCGCCGGCATCATGCCCCGGTGCTTCGCGACGGCCGCGATGAAGACGGCAGCCAGGTCGTCGGCACGCTTCTGGTAGGACGCCGCTCCCTCGGGAAGGTCGGGGTCCGGATTCTTCATCGGGGACTGCGACGACACGAACTCGATGTCTCGAACGCCGCGCGCCCGGTCCTGCTCGCGGGTATCGGTGATCCCGAGAAGGACGCCGATGGAGCCCAGCTCCGCGCTGTCGTCCACCACGACCTGCCGCGCCGCGCTGGCGAGCCAGTACGCTGCGCTCGCGCCCGTGCCGCCCACATACGCGACCACCGGCTTCTCGGCCGCGTAGATCGCCTTCGCCAGCTCGCCGCAGCCGTTCACCGCGCCGCCGGGGCTGTCGATATTCAGCAGGATCGACCGGACGTCGCGGTTGTCGAGCGCAACCTGCAGGTCGCGGCGCAGGATGTCGTAGCTCGTCGCGCCGGAGAACTCCGTGAAGAGGTTTGCCCGCCGGAAGAGCGGGCCCGTGGCGGTCAGGATCGCGACGGAGCCGCGCTGTTCGAGCGTGTCGGCCCTTGCCACGCTCTCGGCCCGGTATGCCTCCAGCGCCCCCGGCGTCACCTCGTGCTCGCGCGCGGCGATGGCCAGGATTTGCTCGAGCGCATCGGGTCGGATTGCCCACGGGGTCCCGAGGGCACCATCGAATGCAGTCATGTGTCGGTCCTCAGTACGGGCGGAAGCGCGCGCCCATGGCGAAGCGACGGCGCTTCGGACGCTCGCCGCTCTGGATCGCGCACTGGCGATCCGCCTCCGCGATCATCGAATCGAGGCGCGGGAGATCGGCCTTGGTGTAGCGGATGCGATCCCCTTCCACGTCGACCTCGGACGCCGCCTTTCCCGTCACCAGGGCGCGCCTGATCTTGCGCAGCTCGTTGGCCTCGTCACACGGATCAGTTGCCATTGGCCGGCTCCCTCATCCCCTCGGCGGCCGCCCCGTTCGGGCCCGCTCCCTCACCACCCGACATTCGTCCGTGCGGCGGCACGATCCCGATCTCGCCGAACCGTTCGACCTCACGCTGGGCCTGGTCGGCGACCTCCTCCCAGTCCTCGCCAGCCTCGGCACAAATTGCCTTGAGAGTGGTCTGTCCGGTCTCGAGGCGCACCTTGTTCGCAAGCGCATCCTTGTAGGGGTCCGCGCTTGGCCGCGCCGGGCCGCGCCACTCGGCATCGACCACCCGCTCGCGGTTCGCCGCGAAGGCCTGGTAGCCGCCCTTGAAGGGGATGGCACCCATCCCGATCTGCTCGTCGAGCCACGCCTCGTAGAGGCCCTGCGCCATCGGTGCCACGATGCGCTCGCGGCGACGAAGGATCGTCGGCCAGATCGAGGCCACGGCCATCCGCGTGCTCGAATACGACGCGCCGGAGTGGTCCATGGTCAGGCTCTCGGCGGTTACGCCGAGACACCGCGCCATCTCGCGCAGGAGCCCCTTCTGGAAGGGTTCGTATTGCGGCCCGGGCGTCGCGCTGCTGTGCAGCTCGAGCTCCTCGCCGGGACCGAGGTGGTTGACCTGGCTCGAGTCCCCACCGATCGACAGGCTCTTGGTCTTCAATGCGTCCAGCCTTTGCTGCCAGACTGCGAAGAGGTCCTCCGCAAGCTCTTTCGAGCCTTCGAGGCCGTCCACCCCGGTGATCTGCTCGAGTGCCGCAAAAGCCGCTTCAGTCGGCTCCGGGCTCTTGATCGTAGCCGCGAAAGTGGTCTGCAGAAGCGCCGTCGTCAGCGTTGCATCGGCCAACTGGTCGCTCTGGGCAATCACCTTGAATGCCGGCGTCATTGGCGAGATGCCCCGCGGACTGTTCGGCGTCGCGCCACGGTCCATGACGTGGATCACCTGCATCAGCGCGCCCGCACGCGCCGGCACGTCCACGCTACGATCGATGCCTCCTTCATCGCGCCGAAAGCGGTACGCCATCGGTCGGCCGATCTCGTCGTGCAAGATGCCCTGATCCCAGCCCTCGACCGGGGACGACCAGGCCTCCAGACGGTGCGGAGAAACGAGCCGAGCCTTCGTTCCCGTGCGGAGTCCGTAGCGCCGGCGGGCACCACGTCCGAGATAGTCGATCGTCGCCAGTGCCTCACCACCGGCGAGGTAGTAGCGCGCGGTACCGTCGAGGATTTCCTGCACCGTCGACTTGCCCTCGAGGTCACACTCCCACGGGTTCCACGACCAGCGGCGCCATTCCGCCTCGACCATGCGGCACCACTGGGCCCGCTCTTTCTCGTCGTAGCCCAGCTGCGACAGGTCCGGCCGGCAGTTCAGACGCAGCTCCGGGCCGATCATGTCCGCGATGATCTGGTCCGCCGCACCCGCGATCCAGCCCGAGTTCTGCATGAAGTCGAAAGCCAGAGCGAAGGCACGTCTCGTGGCTGACCGCACATCATGCTTCACGTCGCGGGTGGTCGCCCGGCGCATCGAGAGAAGCCCCGTCCGATCATGGTTCATATAGCGCGCGGTGGGTTTCGCCACTCGCGTGTGCACGGGCTTGCCGCGGTGATCGAGAAGCTGCGTCATTGGTAGGCTTTCCATCCGGGTTTGCGGCGGCGGCGGGCCGGTTTCGCCAGTCGATTTGGCGCTGTCTCGTCATTCCTCCGACCATCGACCGCCGCGGCGAGCGGCAGCTCGGCGTCGAAGAGATCGCCCTGCGGCGCCTCGGGCGCGCCGCCGCGCTCGACGGCCAGCGCGTCCCACTGGTCGTCGGTCATCGAGGCCCAGCCTTTGCGCAGCGCCCCGGCCTCG